TGCGGAGCCCGGATGCGTGTCGTCCGGTCCCGAGCATGCGGCGATCAGCAGCATCAGTACCTGACCTGCACGACGTGCGAGGCGAAGCGGTCGCGTGTGGTCGATGCCCGAAGCATTTGGAGACGCAAGCGATGAGCCCCGACCAACTGCAATCTGCCGTTCTGGCTCTGATCGCCGGCGCGAGGCTTAAGTCTGCCGGCGGGCTGACCGTCAGCGAGTTCGGCAGCCTCGTCGTCGAGGTGATCCGACTGGCGGTCGCCGGGCTCGACACGATCTCCACGCTCGACGGAGCCGCGAAGAAGGCGTGGGCGTTGTCGTGCGTCGGCACCTTGTTTGACGCCGTTGCCGACTCCTGCGTGCCGATGCTCGCCAAGCCGATCTGGTGGGTGATCCGTCCGGCCGTTCGCACGCTCGTTCTCTCGGCTGCCGGCGGGGCACTCGAGCAGATCCTCGTCTTGACCCGAGCCGCCGCCCCGGAGCCCGTCGCATGACCACCGCCCTGGTCCTCGCCGCTGCCGCGGTGGCCTACCTGCTGTGGGCTCGCCCGGCCGCCCCTGCGGGGCTGCCGCCGCTGTCGCCGCTGCCGGCCCCCTCGCTGCCGCCGATGGCCACCGTGGCTGCCGGCGGACCGCACCCGCTCACGCTCCTAGCCATCCTCGCAGCCGGGGCGATGATCGCATTCTCGATTCGGGAAAATGGAACGCCGTCGCCCGCCCCCGGCCCCGCGCCGGTGGTCGGGCTCGATCTCCGCGGCCGGTTCGTCGGCCCCGACGCCGCGACCGACGCCGCCACGACGGCCGCCCTCCTCGAGGAGTTGGCCGGCCAGATCGAGTGGGACGGGCAGCAAGCCGAGCCGCGCCTCCGCACCGGGGCCGCGTTCGACGATCTTCGCCGGGCCGCCCGCGAGCTGCGGACGCGGGGCGTCTCGCTCGGGGCTCGGCAGCCGGCCGTCCGCGACGAGATCAAGCGATTCATCGACCAAGAGGCCGGGACCGAAGGCGGGCCGGTCGATGCTGCCGCGCGTGCGAAGTGGGTGCGAGCTTACCGGGCCGTGTCGGCCGCAGCAGCGGAGGCGACACGATGAGCCTCAAAGAACTCGCCTGCTGCCTCGCCTACTTCCTCGTGATCCTCGTCGGCTGGCCGCTGTCGTTCGTGGCCGCGGTGCTGGCTCATGCGGCCGACTGGCTCGATGACCTGAGCTACAAACTCCTCGACGGGTGGCTGCCATGACCGCACGCCAACGCACCGTCTGGACATGGTCCGCGGTCGGCTTCGTCGTGTTCGCGGCGATCGTCGGCGCGCTCGTCGAGCGGGCCACGCACCGCATCGCCGCGCGGGTCGAGAGCCGGTTCGGGTACACGCCCGATCCGGAAGGCGTCCGCGAGTTCCTTGCCGAGTTGAAGCACCCAACCTTCGGCGCTGCGGCTCCGGAAGTGATGGCCAACGCCAAGGGCCGCGACACTTTCCTGTATCGCCATGCCGACCGGGCTCACCGAGCCGTTTACGGCACGCCGTTTGAGACTTGGAACCAGGGCAATATCGGCACCTGCGTCAGCTTTGGTTGGGGCATGGGGAGCTATATCGGCCAGTGCGTTGACTGGACGCAAGGCGAGCGGGCAGAGCCACCGAAACTTGTCAGCCCGGAAGCGATCTACGGCGGATCGAGAACAGCCGGGAGGCTCCCGCCGATCGATTTCGCGGGGTACTCCGACGGATCGTATGGAGCCGCCGCCGCCCGGTGGATCGTCGGCACGAAGGCTGGCGTCGGCGGGATTCTGTTCCGCGAGAAGTACGGCGACATCGACCTGACCAACTACGACATCGCCAGGGCAAAGGAGTGGGGGGCGCGGGGCGTTCCCCTGGCTCTCGGCAAGGAAGCCACAAAGCACACCGCGCAAGGCGTAGCCCTCTGCGACTCCTACGAGGCCCTCTGCGCCGCGATTGAGAACGGCCTGTGTGTTCCCATCTGCTCCAACGTCGGATACGCCGCGACCAACGTCAGAGACTCCGACGGTTTCCTGCCACGCGGGGGGCAGTGGGGGCATTGCATGGTGGCGATTTCTGTCCGCTACGCGACCGGCCCAGGCAAGCGCGACGGCGTGCTGATCCTTAATTCGTGGGGGCCAAACTGGGTGAATGGGCCGAAGTGGCCGGAAGACCAGCCCGACGGTTCTTTTTGGGCCGCCCGCCGCGATGTCGAAGCCATGCTCGCCCAGGGCGATTCGTTCGTGATCGCCGGGGCCAACGGCTTTGAGGCCCGCGACCTCGACAACGGCGCTTGGCTCGAGCCCGCCCCCGCTGCCGCCCGCCCGCAGCCCGCCCGCCTGATCGCTGACACCTATTCCCTCGCCCCGTGAGGCCGCCAATCATGCTGATCGACCGCAAGCTCATCGCCGTCGTCCTCGTCGCCCTGGCCGTCGGCTGGTGGCTGGGGTCGTCCCCAGCCTCACCGATCAACCCGACGCCGCAACGGCCGGTCCTCCAGGCCGTCGGCCGGCTGGCCCGGATCGCGGCCCGGCTCGGGCTGTGGATGGCGATGGCCGCCGAGGCACCGCCGCAGGCCGACGGCCGGCAGCTTGTCCACGCGCCGGCGGTCGATGCCGATGGGCATCGTGTCGTGAATCATGGGGAGGGCTGGTGATGACGTTGTACCGCTCGATCCTCGCCTTCCTCGCCAGCCTCTCCGCCGACCCGGCTGAGATCGACCGCGAGCCGCCACGCGCCGCCGCGGCCGTCGCCGCGGCTTACGCGAGCCTTGCCCCGGAGACAGCCCCGACGCCGCCTCCGGCACCGGGGAAGTGTGCATGCGGGGGGAAGTGCCAGGGCGGCATCTATCGACCCGACGGCCGGATCGAGATGAAGTGCGAGTCGGGATGCCCATGTGGCTGTCGCAAAAGCGCCGGCCCCGTTCGCTGAGAGGTAACGCCCGCGGGCTGCCCTCGCGCGGGGCCGGCGTCTTGCGCTTCGATAGCACCACCCATTTCACAGGGCTCGGCGGCCATTCGTAGTGTCGAGGCGTGCAGTCATCGCACGTCCACCGACAAACGAGGTATCCCATGTCCGCCCGCCGCCAGCTTCTTCAGGACGAGGCCGCGAAGATCTCGACCGAGATCGAGAGCCTCCGCGCTCTTTCCCCCGACACCCCCGAGGAGTGCGCGACGGTCGAGCTGCGTCTCGGCGAGCTCGCCACCCGCGCCGATGAGATCGCCCCGAAGCTCGCCGCCGAGAACGCCCTCGACGCCAAGCTCCTCGCTCTCCGCCAGGGCATCACCAGCACCTCGGAGAACCGGGCCGCGGTGAAGGACAACGAGCAGGAAGACCGAGGCACGCCGGCTCTCGGCGGCACCCGCGGCTTCCGATCGGCCAAGGTGGCCGCCGATGTCGGCGACTTCCTCCAGCGGCTCGCCGCAGGCGAGAAGCGGGCGATGGGCGAGACGACCTCCGGGTACGGCGATTCCTACGTCGTCACCGAGCTGTTCAACGCCGTCATCAATCGGCTTCAGTACCAGTCGGTGGCTCTCCAGCTCGCGTCGCTCTACCGGCCCGCCGGCCAGTCGATCAACCTCCCGAAGAGCGGTGAGTTCACCGTCGGCTTCGCCGCCGAACACGCGGCGTTCTCCGATCAGGACATCTCGACCAGCGGCCCGACGCTGACCCTCTACGAGGCCGGCGGATCGGTCGCGGTGTCGAACGCCCTGCTCAACGACTCGCCGATCGACGTGGCCGGTCTGATCGTCGACCGCGTGTCCTACGCCTTCGCCGTCTGGTACGACACGAAGTGGCTCGCCGGCAACAGCTCGGCCCCGACGATCTCCGGCCTGCCGGCGGCCGTCGCGGCGATCGCCAGCAACCCCAACACGGTCACCGTGGCTCTCGCCTCCTCGACCAGCAACGCCAACCTTGCCGACGTTGTCGGCAAGGTGGACGAAACGGTCATGGGTACGGGTGCCTGGGTCTGCTCCAAGGCCGGCTACGTCGACCTGATGAAGCTCTGGTCGGCTCAGCAGACGACCATGACGGTCGGCGGCGGTCGCGTCGTGCCGACCGTCTACGGTGCCCCGGTGTTCCTCGCCAAGGGCATGCCCGCGACCACGCTCGCCCTCTACGGCGACTTCTCCAAGTCGACCGCGGTCGGGCTCGCTGCCGAGGGCATCAAGTTCGACGTGGCTCGTGAGCTCCTCGTCCGCAACCGGCAGACGCTCTTCGTCGCGTCCAGCCGGCTCGGCGTGCTCAACCACGGCCCCGAGTTCGTCGGCCGTCTCGCCAAGGCCACGTCCTGATCCTGTCTCCCCCGAAGTGAGGCCGGCGGGTGGCGCTCCCCAGCCCCCCGCCGGCCTCCTCGTTCTTTCCCCGCGAGGATCACGCCATGCGGTTCCCCCGCCCCCGGTCGGTCGTGGTGGTCACGCCGCCGGTGGTCGAGCCGGTGCCGCTCGATCTCGCCAAGTCGCAGTGTGGTCTCGTCCCTGAACAGCAAGACGACGACGAGATCCTGCTGACGCTCATCGCCACGGCTCGCCGGCTCTGTGAACGCCGGCTCGGCGTTGCACTCGTGGCCACGCAGTACCGGGCGAAGTGGGGATTCAACGCCAACGCGATGGGCGCGTTCGCCGACGAGTCGACCGCCTGGCCGAACGGCGTCGAGTTGCCGAATCCGCCGCTGCTCATCAGCGACTCCTATCCGATCTCGCTGACGGTCGACGGCACGGCAATGGACGCCGGATCGTACGCGATCGACGCCGACTGCCGGCCGGCTCTCATCCGGTTCAACCTTCGCCCTGGGCTCGGGTGGGCCGGCGGTGAGCTGACAGCAACCTACTGGGCCGGAGTCGCGCCGGGGCAGCAGATCGCCCCGCAGATCCGCTCGGCGATGCTCCTGATCGTCAGGCACCTCTTTGACAACCGCTCCGCGGTGCCGACCGACGTGTCGGCGATCGTCCTTCCGATGGCCGTGGAAACGCTCCTGGCGAGCGAGTCGATCGACGGGAGGTTCTGATGGCCACGGTCAACTACCGCGAGTCGGGCGTCATCGAGTACCCGGCTGAGACGCGGAACGCCCTCGGCGAGACGATCCAGACGTGGACGACGTTTGC